GGCATTCAATATCAACCAGTTCAAATCAGAGCTCGTCGGTGGCGGTGCACGTCCTACCCTGTTCCAATGTCAAATCACTAACCCAATTGCTCCAGAAGCTGACATCAAAACTCCGTTTATGATACGTTCAGCAGGCATCCCAGAATCCATTGTGGGGCAATTCGTGGTACCTTACTTCGGCCGTCAGGTCAAGTATGCCGGTGATAGAACATTCGCAGATTGGTCCGTGACCGTAATCAACGACGAAGATTTCGCAGTACGAAATGCGATGGAAGCTTGGTCAAACGCGATTAACTCGCATGACTCAAATACCAGAGCATTACCACAAGACTACAAATCAACTGGGCAAATTACCCAGTTTAGTAAAGATGGTTCAATTCTTAGAACATACATCTTTGAAGGCATGCATCCAGTCAGTATTGACGGTATCCAAATGGATTGGGGACAAGCTGATACGATTGAGGAATTCAATGTAACATTCCAATATGACTTATGGCGTGTTGAGGGTAACACCGGCATTCCAACTACTTAAATAATGAGAAAGTGAATAAATGAAGATTTTTGGTTTTGATATTAAACGAGACACTGAAGAGGAGGGTTTTACACCTTCCTCTTTTGTTGAGCCTCAAAATGACGATGGAGCTATCACCGTTGGTAATGCAATGGGTGGCTTCTATAGTACACTATTGGATATGGAAGGAACTGCTAAAACTGAATCAGAATTGGTATCAAAATACCGAGGTTTAGCACACCAGCCAGAAATTGCACAAGCTGTTGACGAAGTAATCAATGAAGCAATTAGTGTAGATACAGATGATAAAGTTGTTGAAGTTCTTTTGGACGATACAGATTTACCAGACAAAGTTAAGAAAATAGTTATAGAAGAATTTGATAGCATATTATCATTATTAGATTTTTCTACAACAGCATACGAAACGTTTCAAAAATTCTACGTTGATGGTCGATTAAACTATCACGTTATTATTGATCCAGAAAATATCCCAGAAGGGATTAAAGAATTACGATATGTAGATCCACGTAAATTAAAACTCATTCGTGAAGTTGATAAACGTGAAAAGGATCCACATTCAGGTATCCCAGTTAAAAAAGTAAAAGCAGAATATTATATGTATTCTGAAACAGGTTTTGGCTCAAATAAAACTAGTAATTCTTCTGGTGGTACTGCTCAAGGATATAAGATTGCTAAGGACGCTATTGCCAGAGTTACTTCAGGCGTAATGAACGAAAACAATTCATTAGTATTATCATACTTACATCCTTCAATAAAGCCACTCAACCAGTTAAGGATGTTGGAAGATGCGACAGTTATTTACACTATTACACGAGCTCCTGAAAGACGAGTGTTCTACATTGACGTTGGCAACTTACCTAAATCAAAAGCTGAGCAGTATATAAGAGATATGATGGTTCGTCATAAGAACAAACTACAATATGACTCATCTACTGGAGAAATCAATGATGCTCGTAAAATGATGACTATGACCGAAGACTTTTGGTTCCCACGACGTGGTGGTGAGCGTACAACAGAAGTTGATACTATGCCAGGCGGAAATGCTGGTGGTTTAACAGATGATACGAATATGCAATACTTCCAACGTAAACTATACAAGTCGTTAAAGGTTCCGCTATCGCGTTTAGAACCAGAAACTATGTATTCATTTGGTCGTGTTTCAGAAATTACTCGTGATGAATTAAAATTTAGTAAATTCATTAAAAGATTAAGAGCTCGTTTTTCATCAATCTTTACATCATTACTTGAAAAACAATTAGTGCTTAAAGGTATCTTAACGCCAGAAGAATTTAAAGAAATAAAAAACGCTATTCGTTACGATTTTGTGCAGGATAACTATTTCCAAGAGCTTAAAGAAGCTGAAATTACAAAAGAAAGACTCGGTACTCTACGTGAAGTTGAAGAACATGTTGGCACATACTATTCCAGAGAATGGGTATTGCGTAACGTTCTTCGTATGTCAGAGGAAGAAATGGGTGAAATGAAGGATCAAATCGAAGCTGAAGCCAAAGAAAATCCTCCAGCAGAGGCAGAAGAATAAAATGAGAACAACAAATTCATATAAATATATACAAACAAAAAATTAGGAGTTAAGTTATGAAAACTTTCAAAAATATACTTAGCGAAGTTGCTCAACCGAAGTCTTCGGAAGAAAAAGCTTTCAAAGACCAGCATAACCAAAAGGTTGCGCCCCATCCTGTAGCACCTGATAGTCAATTCAGTGGTGATATTGGAAAACCAAAAGCTGCCCGTCCTGCTGACCAAGAAGACGATGAAGCTAATTACGATCAAGCTTATGGTGATAAACCAGATCAAGAGCCTGTATTACGTAAAGGTCGTAAGTTCAGTCAATTTAGAGCAAACGAATCAAAAGAGATGGCTACACAGGCTGCACTTGATAAAGCTACTGCTGCATCAAAAGAAGGCAAGAAAAAAGTTACTCTAGCTAAAGCTCCTTTCGATATTCCAAAGGAAGGATTAGAAGAAGGCCCATTTAAAGGTATTGGCAAGATGATGATGAAGAATAAACTTAATAGGGCAGAAAAAAGCCTTGCTAAGCAAAAAGCCGCTAATAACCGTGATATAGATAAATTCAGGGGTAAACGAGATGCCGCGGGTGAGAAAGCATATGACAAGGCTGATCAGCATGGTAATGACATCCTCCATCAACGAAAACGGGCGGCAGCTGCGCTTGATCGTTTAAATAGATCTCCTGATAAAGATGTTAAATTTCCTTTTAACAAAAGGAATGAAGAAGTAGAAGAAGTTACTGAAAAGGTTTCAGAAATAGCATTCGGTAAATGGAACGAAGCTTTAAAGGGTGGACAGAAAAAACTTGACCATAACAAAAACGGGAAAATTGACGGACACGACTTCGCAATTATGCGTGCGCGAAAAAAGCCAAATGAGGAAGTTGACGTAATTGAAACGACTTCCTCTGCAATGAGACATATGGTTACTCAAACAGGACCAGATGGTAAAACTCGTACAGTTATGAAAAAGCTTAGATCTGATAGAACTGACGATCGCGGCCAAGATGTTATTAGAACAAACGAAGCATTTCAAGATGGTAAAACACACAAAATTAGTAAAGTGTATACCAACAATAGTGAAACTCGTCAAAGCAGCTATCCTCGTTATGGGCGCGACGGTGTTACCAACCCATTATATAAAGTACATAAAAAAGGTCACTACCCTGATGACGGAGTTGGTAAAGATTTTAAAACTAGAGAAGATGCTGAAAAACATTTAAACTCTGTTAATAAAGATATTCCTGTGGTAGGCCACTGGAGAGGAGACGTACCTCCTGGCCATAATATTAACGATTATAAGAAAAATAAATCGGAAGCAAAAATTAATGAACTTGACAAGAAAACTCTTGGCAGTTATATTAAAAAAGCTCACAGCAATAAAGAAACGCAGGATAATCTTGCTACACACCACAAAGATGCTGGAGTAATGGCTGATAAAGACAAAGATATGTATAAACAATTTGATTTAATGCATAAGCATAAAAAGAAATCTGTTAACAGGTCTATGGGTATTAACCGAGCTGTGAGAAAACTTGTAGGTGAAGGCTTTACTGAAATGTTAGACGAAGCTGTTAAAATGGGAAACCTGAGATTAAAGAATGGTAAAAATGTAAAGGTATCTAACCAAGATGCTAAACTTTTAAATTCTTTTTATAAAAATCTCAATGCTAAAAACCGTAGAGATATGGAAAAGGTAATGATGAAAGACGAAGCAGGGTTTAAAGAGATCGTAGGATTTGCCCGAGAAGCGTTATAAATAGAAAAAACAAAGGATCTAAGATATGAGATTAATAACAGAAGTTGTAGAAGAATGCGCTGTTGCTGTAGAATTAAACGAAGAAACGGGTAAGAAAACTCATTTCATCGAAGGTATCTTTATGCAAGGTGATATTAAGAATCGCAACGGAAGAATTTATCCGTCGCAGATTTTAGAAAAAGAAATGGTCAGATACAATACTGACTTTGTAGAAACAAAGCGAGCGCTAGGCGAATTAGGTCACCCAGACGGACCTACAATCAATGGCGATCGTGTGTCTCATCTTATTACAGAGATGAAACGAGAGGGATCAAACTTTACTGGTAAAGCCAAAATTCTTGGTACACCAATGGGTGAGATAGTCAAAACATTTATGGACGAGGGTGTTAAGATCGGTGTATCTACCCGCGGATTAGGTTCAGTTAAAGCAACGAGAGATGGAATTATGGAAGTACAAAATGACTTTCACTTAGCCACTGTCGACATCGTAACTGACCCATCTGGACCACAGTGTTTTGTGAATGGTATTATGGAAAATGCTGAATACTATTACGATATAGCCTCAGGTAACTGGATTGCTCAGGAACCTATTGAACAGGTTATTGAAGAAATACAACAAGTAGTAGAAAAGCAAATCAGACGAGTTGTCACTAAAATTGATGAAGGCACCGCGTCTGAATTATTCGAGCGTTTTGTGAACTCACTTAGAAAAGCTGAAAAATAATATTATTATAAATAATACTTAGATAAAAAGTATCTAATAAAAGGAGTAGAACATATGTCAAATGACTTAGACGAAAAGTTCGTCGAAAAATCTGGC